TGAATATATGGAATATTCAAATCTAATTCAAATTTATCATGAAGATCAAGTTGAATAGCAGGATTTTTAGCATATTCAGTTAAATAAGTTGTTGGTACAGAACCAATATCAGCATTAAACCAAACAAAAATTAAACGACCTGAGTGAAATTGTGTTTTGGCAAATTTAAATGTTAAATTTAAACTACCCCTCCACAATTCAAAACAACTACATAATAAGCCTAAACTTGTTGTAGTTATTAAACCACTTGATAAAGTCGATGTAATTATTGTTGGATTCAATTCTAAAGAAAATAAAAGCTTATTTTCATTATCAGTTGTAGCATAATTAAAAGAATTTATAAAATGAGGTATTCTCGCTATAAAATCAAAAGACATTTCATCAACATCTGTTCGATATATAGGCTTTGCTTCAGTTAAAGAATTATCAGTAATTAAAGCAACCTGAGTAGCAGAATCAGGAAAATCTGAATTTGCCATACCTCGTGCATAAATTGGTCGAATCTGTGTTATTGTCTGATTAGAAGTCGGCTTTGAAAATCCAAACATTGATGCTATACCACCAACTACATTAGATACCATACCAACAGCACCAGAAACTGCTCCAAGCCCAGGTATTCCACTAGCAACACTAGCGACAGAATTAACTGCACCAGCTATACTAGATATAGGTCCACCTGCTTTTGAAGCAACTTGCTGTTCCCCACCAATTTGCAATTCTGCGACACGTTTTGTATAATATTTCAATAAACTATTTGAAACAGTGGCTGAAGAGACAGAACAAGGCATTGATAATTCCAATGTCTGTTTGTCAAACCATGCCCAAACTATTATTGAAACACTAGTCGCTGAAGCTGCAGTTAATGGAGAATAAACTCTCGCATAAACTTGCGCCCAATCATCAGGTTCTGCAACTATGTCATACACATCATTTGGATAAATAAATGGTACGACTATTTGCATAGGTGAATCAGATTGCAAATTAACATCTATTCCTGGTAATCCAGAAAATTGTTGCATTGTATTTAATTGTGAATTGTATAAGTCAGAAGGACTTAATACTGGAAAATAACGTAATTGAAAAAGACCAGCTTGAAAATTTTGAGCATTAATCTGTAAACGGACATGAATATCTCCTTTTATATAATTAAAACCTGAAATTTTTTCAGCAATCATAGGTTGATCAAAAAGAGAAGAAGGAAAACTAAAATTGAATATTTCATCATTTCTATTCATCGAACTATCCCAAGTAAATTGACCTATGTTCATTGGTCTTGACAAGAAATCTTTTACAGAATGATCACGGGTTTCTAATCCTTGATTATCTTGTAAAGAAATAACTTGCCTATCAAGTGGAATAATAAAACTTTCTGATTGTTTATCATCAATAAGAGTTAAAATCTGTTCGGTATTCATCTCAACAGTACTTAATGCTTCTTGCTTAACACTATCACCACTACCACTATTACTACCTTCACCACTTAAACTACTATTATTATTATTTGTTTCCATTAATATATTTGTTTGTTTTGTAAAATCAATTTGAAATTCAATTATCTAATTTAGATGCTCTTCGACAAATGCTTAGAATAATTTATTATTTTTAAAATCAGTCCTATAAAACTACAAAGGAATTCATTTTATGTAGCTCTCAATTAAGATAATAGACGAGTATCTATTAAATAAACTTAAAACTAAAGTATCCATAATACATGACTAACATGATACTTAAAACAGATAATGCATATACTCACCAGTCAAAACGCGATGTTGCAAAACATTATAATCTTGAAAATACGGACACAAACCTTCTTTTTCACAAATAATTTTATAATCACTTATAAAATCATCATAAATTTTTCGATCATGAAGTGTTAATTCACGTGCCGCAACTTCTAAATTAATAATAGTTTGCTCTTCAATATCATGACCTTGTTTTACCCAATTTGGTATTTCAAATACTGTATTCAAATCCAATGGAGCTATATAACGAAAATGATGCTCATTCCACACAAAATATCTTTTTAAAATATTTGCTTTAGAAAAATCATCATAATTTCGATCAATAACATCCATTTTCTCAGAAGTTGTATAAGAATGCCCCATAAAATTATTTACTTCTTTTAACGTTTGATAGTTATAAAAAGTAGAAAATTCTTTTGATACAGATAAAACAAGATCATCACCATAAAATCCACCTTCAGTATTTTCAATATACTGTTTAATATCCAATTTCAATGTATGATCAGAAATAGGGTAATCATTCATAAAACTTACGAACTCATCCCATTTCTCACCAATACATTTAATTTTAGACTTAGACAATATTATTAAATGATACTCAAGAAAACTCCTAAAAATATTATACATTGTATTAACAATTGTTGTTAAAGGATGCCCCGATGGTAAACTATGTGTAAGTAAGTAT